CGCCAGGAACGAAGCGCTGGACTGCCTGGTCTATGCGTATGCGGCGGTACATCGCCTCTATCAGCGGTACGACCGCAGAACGATCTGGGATCAGCTGGAAAAGCGGCTGGAAAAGACTGATACCGAGGCACGCAAGCCGCGCCTAAGATCGGAGAAAGCCGCACCGTCGGCGTTTGTCCGCAACTGGTAGGCCAGTGAACTTCCCAGCACGGATCACCGAAGGCGATACGGTTAAGTGGCAAACGAACGCCAGCGTTGACCAGCTGGGCAATGCGATCACCAGTGCCGACTGGGCGCTGAGTTATTACTTCCGGTTCAACCGCAACCACCACGGCGCCACTGCGGTGGGCACGCCCTATGGCACGGGCTGGGAGTTCAGCCTGACGGCCACGACCACCGAGGCCTTCCACGCTGATGACACGGGCTATTGGCAGGCCGTAGCGACGAAGGCCAGCGAGGCCGTCACGATCGGCTCGGGCCAGTTCGAGATCGACGCCAACCTGGCCTACACCGGAATGCCGGCCGCGATCGACAACCGCAGCCAGGCTCAGAAGGATCTCGACGCGGTGCAGGGTGCGATCCGCGCGATGGTCGCGGGCGGTGCTGTTGCTGAGTACACGATCGGCAGCCGGCGGCTGAAGAAGATGGAGCTGGCCGACCTGCTGGCGCTGGAATCTAGTCTGAAGGCCAGCGTGAAGCGCGAGCAAGCCGCGCAGCTGCAGGCCAACGGCCTCGGCAACCCTCACAACCTCTTCGTGCGATTCTGATGGGCATCCGATCCTCAATCCTCGGCTGGCTGCAGCGCGGCACACCTGAGCCGACCCCTACACCGCGGCGACGGATGTATCAGGGCGCGATGGTGAGCAGGCTCACCAGCGACTGGGTGACGAGCGGCAGCAGTGCCGATGCTGAGATCAAGGGCAGCCTGCCGCGGTTGCGCAACCGCTCACGGCAGCTGGTGCGCGACAACGACTACGCGCGCCAGGCGATCCGCGCGGTGAAGAACAACGTGGTGGGCACCGGCATCAAGATGCAGGCGCAGGTGCGGATGTTGCGCGGCGGTGGCCGGCTGGATCAGACGGTGAACGATGTCATTGAGAACGCGTGGAAGGTGTGGAGCAAGAAGCAGCACTGCCACACCGGCGGTCGGCTGAGCTGGTACAACATGGAGCGCCTGGTGCTCGGCGCGATGGCCGAGTCGGGCGAGGTGTTCATCCGCAAGGTGCGGCAGCCGTTTGGCGGTGGAAAGGTGCCGTTCGCGTTGGAGGTGATTGAGTCGGATCTGCTCGATGACACCTACACGGGCAAGAGCACGATCGACGGCAACGAATGGCGAATGGGCGTCGAGTGCGACCGCTGGGGCCGGCCGGTGCAGTATGCGTTCCTGAAGAAGCACCCCGGTGATGTGTTGTTCCAAGGGCAGCCCGGTGCGCGCCATCAGCTGATCCCGGCAGCTGAGATCATTCACCTGTACCTGATGGATCGACCGGGCCAGACCCGCGGTGTGCCGTGGCTGGCAAGTGCGATCCAGCGACTCCATCACCTGCAGGGCTACGAGGAGGCCGAGGTGATCCGCGCGCGGGCCTCGAGCGCTCTGATGGGCTTCATCGAGAGCCCCGAGGGCGAGCTGCTGGGCGCCGAGGTGGTGGACGGTGAGCGGGTATCGAATTTCGAGCCCGGCGTGTTCAAGTACCTGGCGCCAGGCGAGAAGGTGACGGTGCCGCAGCTCGACGCGCCTGATGGGCAGTTCGAGCCGTTCCTGCGGGCGATGCTGCGGGCCATGGCTGCGGGCCTGGGCTGCAGCTATGAGAGCGTGAGCCGCGACTTCAGCCAGACGAACTACAGCAGCAGCCGGCTTTCGCTGCTTGAGGATCGGGACCACTGGCGCGCGCTGCAGCAGTACCTGATCGAGAACCTGCACCAGCCGGTGTTCGAGGCATGGCTGGAAATGGCCGTGCTCAGCGGCACGTTGGGCCTGCCGTTCTACGAAACCGACCCCGAGCGTTACCGGCAGATCCGGTGGATGCCGCGCGGCTGGGCGTGGGTGGATCCAGCCAAGGAGGTGCAGGCCTACAAGGATGCGGTGCGGTGCGGCTTCAAGACCTTAGGCGAGGTGGTGGCCGAGCAAGGCGGCGACCTTGAGGAGCTGATGGTGGCCAGGGCCGCCGAGCTCGAGATGGCCGCCGAGCTGGATCTGATGTTCGACACCGACCCGCATGAGCTGAACGGCTCAGGCACCGAGCAGCCGGGTGATGTGGCCGAGGATCAGGCCGAGGCCAGTGATGAGGATCCGACCAGCGATAATGTCGAGAATGACACCGAGGACACCGAGGACAGCGATGGACCTATCGCCTTATCTTGAGGGGCCGGTGCTGAAGCGCGCCGAGGTAGCTGACTTCCAGGTCAGCGAAGACGAGCGCTCAATCGAGTTCCCCTTCAGTTCTGAATACCCCGTTGACCGCTACTTCGGCAAGGAGATCCTGCTCCACACACGCGAGGCGGTAGATCTGGTCCGCTTGGAGGATGGCGCGCCGCTGCTGTTCAACCATGACCCCGCCAAGGTGATCGGCGTGGTCGAGCGCGCCTGGATCGACGGCAAGAAAAAGCGCGGCTACGTGGCGGTCAAATTCAGCCGCAACGCCTTTGCTCAGGAGGTGCTCGCCGATGTTCGCGACGGCGTGCTGCGCAACGTCTCCGTCGGCTATCAGATCGCCGAGATGGAACAACGTGGCGAACACTTCGTGGCGACTCGCTGGAGTCCCTACGAAGTGAGCGTGGTTAGTATAGCTGCAGACCCAACGGTCGGCGTCGGGCGTGCTCTCGACGCTCAACCTGCGGCCACCGCCGCATCAACACCCCCCCAACCTGAGCCTGAGGTTCCGATGGAAAACACCCCTGACCTGTCAGCGGTGCGGGCTGAAGCGGCTGCCGAGGCTGCCAAGGCTGAGCGCTCCCGCATTGCCGGCATCACCGCACTAGCCGAGAAGCACGGCATGGCCGACCTTGGCCGCCAGCTGATCGACGGCGGCCGCAGCCTCGACGAGGCTCGCGCTGCTGTTCTCGACAAGCTGGGCATCAAGCCCGTCGAGACCGTGGCTCCCATTGAGATGGCATCTAACGAGCGCGCTGGCTACAGCATCACCGCCGGAATCCGCGCCATGCTGACCGGCGACTGGTCGAGCCGCGCGGCTGGCCTGGTGCGTGACCTCTCCCGCGAAGTGGAGAAGTCCGGTGTGGCCAAGACCACCGAGCGTTCGTTCTTCGTGCCGTTCTCGGCTCTGAGCGGCCAGCGGGCCACCTATGTCACCAGTGGCGCCACCACCGGCGGCAACCTGGTGCAAACCGACCTGCTGGATCAGGACTTCATCGAGTTCCTGCGGAACAACGGTGTGATGCTCCAGCTGGGGGTGCGCACGATGCCCGGCCTGGTCGGCAACGTGGCAATCCCCCGCCGCTCCGGTGTGTCTTCGACCTACTACCTGAGCACCCAGACCACCGCGATCACCCAGTCGGAGTCCACCTTTGACCAGGTGACGATGGCTCCCAAGAACCTGGCTGCGCTGTCCAAGTACAGCCGCCAGACCCTGCTGCAGGGCACTCCCGGTATCGAGGAGCTGGTGCGTCGTGACCTGACCGATGGCATCAACCTCGCCATCGACCTCGGCATCCTGAACGGCTCCGGTGCTTCCGGTCAGCCCACCGGCATCCTGCAGACCTCCGGCATTGGCTCGGTGGCGATGGGCACCAACGGTGCTGCCATCACCATTGACAAGGTGGTGGACCTGGAAGCTGCCGTGATGAACTTCTCTGTTGTCAACCCCGGCAACGTGGCCTACCTGTGCAACTTCAAGGTGCTGGCTGCTCTGAAGAAGCTGCGCGCTGGTGGCTCCACCACCACCGACGGCCCCTTTCTGTTCAACACCGACGGCGCCACCATCGGCCGTGGCCCTACCCCCGCCAACCTGAACGGCTACCCTCTGGCCTCCACGAACCAGGTTCCCAGCAACCTGGTGAAGGGCACCAGCGGCGCCGTTTGTTCGGCACTGCTGATAGGTGACTTCAGCCAGGCCATGGTGGGCTTCTGGGGCAACGGCCTGGAGATCACCGTGGGTGAAGACTCCGATGACTTCAGCAAGGCTCTGACCAGCGTTCGCGGCATCGTCACCTACGACGTGGCCGTGCGCGATCCCAAGAGCTTCGCCGCCATCCTCGACATCCTCGCCTGATAGGAGCGGGGGCGGGCAACCGCCCCCTTTTTTCTCATGAAGGTTCTGATCGAAACCGACTGCGCTGCTCGGGGTGAATACCTCGAGGCCGGCAAGGCCTACGAGCTGGAAAGTAACGTGGCCGCCGAGCTGCTGCGCATTGGCCGCGCTGTGGAGGCTCCTGCCGAGGAGCCCAAGCCGAAGGCCACCCGCAAGGTGAAGGCCGATGGCGCTGAGTGAAGATCTGACAGTCTTCCTCGAGGATTTCGGCGTCAGCTGCACGGCTGGCGCCATTTCTGCGCTCGGGATTCTGGACATGCCGAGCCAGATCATCTCGGGCGACATGGTGCTGAGCACCGACTACAGCCTGACGGCCCGCGCTGCCGATTTCGGCGGCCTGCTCTACGGCGACGGCATCACGGTGGATGGGATCAACTACCAGGTGCGCGAGGTGCGCAAGCTGGACGATGGCGGCATGGTCGAGATCGGCCTGCAGCGCCTGGCGCCGAGCAGCACTGCACCGGGCCAAAACCCGCAGACGTTTGGCCTGTCCGATCTGACAAATGTGGAGCTGACCAGCCCCACAGCTGGCGAGGTGCTCAAGTACGACGGCACGCAATGGGTGGATGGCCAGGACGAAGGCGCCGCCTACGTGTTCACGCAGTCATCGCCGGCCGCAACCTGGACAATCAACCACAACCGCGGCGTCGTGCCGTCGGTGGAGGTGTTCGACAGCGGCAGCCAAGAGATCGAGGCCGATGTGTCGCATCCCAGCGTGAACATCACGGTTATCGTGTTTGCAGTCCCCGTCGCTGGCTTTGCGAGGCTGATCTGAGATGCCTAAGAGGATCTTTACAGACTTCGACTTCCAGTCGGTCTCCAAAGTTATCAACCTGCCAACGCCTTCCGCTATTGGCGATGCGGTGCCCAAGTTCTATGTGGACTCGCTGGCGGAGGGCCTCGCGTGGAAGGACAGCTGCCGCGTTGCAACGCAGGCCAACCTGAACCTGGCCAGCCCTGGCGCCACGATCGACGGCATCACGATGGCGTCGGGCGATCGCATCTTGGTGCGTGCTCAGTCAACAGCATCTGAGAACGGCATCTATGTGTGGAACGGCGCTGCCAGCGCCGCCACGCGATCGCTTGATGCGAGCACCTTTCCCGAGCTGGAGCAGGCCGTCACAACGGTTGAA